CAATATCAATAAGATATTCCGAACTTAAAGGTTTTTTTCTTTTCATCTGCTTTGCAGTGAGTCCAACCCCAATTGGTTGCTCTGCAGACGATCTTTTTCTTCTTGCCATAAGTGATTAGATTTTTTTTACTTTAGATCCAGGCATTTTCGATGCACGATGCAATACATCGTTCCATCCAGGGTTCCTATTAATCAGTTTATCCTTCCACTCACCAACTTCTCCAGGAGAAGGGCATGTAGATGGATCAGACCAGTCACGAGTCCAGTCTGGGTTATCATTTTTCCACTGGTCCCAGTCGTGGATACTCATTTCCACTTCTTTCTGCTCACCAGTTTTTGTATTCACTACGGGGTATGTTGGCATTGTTATAAAATCAAGATATTTTATTTAGAGTCATTATACCACATACTTCCAAACATATCCTTTATGTTTTTTCCTTTTATTTTGACAAACTAAAGTTATTTTGGAAGTTGAGGCGTTATTTTTTTCTGCGGCAATGGTCATACTATCATAAACTTCAATTAAATTTCCATTAGTATCATATTTTCCTATTTTTTTAATTTTATGAGAGGTTCTTTTATATGAAGATATTTTTGATAGTGGTTGATTTTCAAAAGTTTTCCATTGAAACCCACCACAAGTTTGATATTCTCCTCTTATCACAGCACCAATGCCTTTACAATCTTTACCAAAAACATCATAAGAAGCATCTCTACAACTTTCATAAACATTGACTAGATTTCCATCCAAATCATAACAAGCAACTTTTTTAGAATTGCTTTGTTTAATTGCTTGTTTCCATCTATCCCCGTGCTTTTTATTGAGAAATCCACCACCGTCGCCTCCATTAGTCATATTATAATATGGTTTCAAAAGAGAGACATAATACATTTCTCTTTCATTTACTTTATTTTCAAAACACTCTTCTATAATTTCAAATACAAAATTTTCAACACCATACTTTCTCATAGCATAATATAACTTTGTATTTCTTACTTTTGAGTGAGATTTATGCTGTCTCCATCTTACTTTTGGTCTTTTGGATTTACCAATATAAATCTGCTCATTAAGAATATTTGTTATTTTGTAAATGTAGTGTGAAACCATAATACGATAGTTTTACTCTACCAATATTTATATAAATTAGGGACTCAAACGAGCACGATGTAGTCTCTTTTCTTCATAATACTTCCAAACATTTGGAGACCACTTTTGAAGTTCTGGAGCAATTGCGTCACAAAGTGCTTGAATCTCAATTTGAGCATCAAGTTTAGAACGAAGGTCCATAAAGTGAAGAACAGAACGAAGGTTAAATGAAACTACAAAGTTTTGTCGAATTGCCTGAGGAAGATAATCACGAATATGCTCTTCACACATACCTTGCTCATAATACTCAGCATACTCCTCACACTCGCTCAAAATGCGCTCTAACTTGCGTTGTCGGTGCTCTTCGGTCCATTCATACTTCTTACCCTTACGATTGGTGTAGAATCCCTCAGGACGCACATAGAAGACATCTTCGACATCAAGTTCACGCTTAGCAACCTTTACAACTCTCTTTCCAGTATATCGTTGCGACTGAACATCCCAAGAAGTGCCAATTCGATGAGTTCTTGCCTGAACGATTACATTATGAACAAAACCAGATACTGAAAAAGTAATTCCGGGATGCTCTAATGGGCCCCAGTGACCTCTTTCATTTGCGAGTAGTTGCTCTACAATCCACTCACCACATTCCTGAGGACTGGGGACCTTAACTTCGTGAATTGGAACCTCAGAATAATCTCCTTTTCCTGCCTGCCAAATAACTTGTTCTGGAATTGGATAACATTGAAGTCTAGCAACTTCAAGTCTCTTATCGAATTCAAGAAGATCTTTTGCTTTAATAGGTTTCATTTTTTACCAAATCCTTTCGATGTTTGTGCTTCTAATTCTTTGATTTGCTCTTTTACCGCACGTAATTGTGCTTTCATTTCCTGTATCTTATCATCATTATAAAGATGATCTTGTTTAATAAGTCTTTCAAGTAACTTAACAAGTTTCTTTGCTCTACTTGTATCAGTCATTTAAATCAGAATCCTCAAAGACTTCATCATAATCCAATTCTCGTGTTTTGATGTCACTTATTTTATAAGCACCAACATCAGAATATACTTCTGCCTTTAGGGAATCGACAAGTAGTTCGAGATTACGAACAATGAGTTTTAATTTTTCTCTCTCCATAATGCTCTTGCGTTTCAATGCAGTATAACATAAAAAAAGAGGGGATTCAACCCCTCCTGTTGTATATTGGTTGAACAGATAATAACTGTTCAAAATATTCATGTAAGTGGATACGGTAGCAAGACCAATAGATACATCCTCTATATTTTAGTTGATAGCAACTAGGAGGTCGGGAATCTTTATCCATGTCATCATGATGATAGACATAGTTATCCAAGATTTCACCCCTTTACTACACAATGTCCTGCCATACAAAGTTGTGCCGTTTTTAGTTTTTGCTCTTTGACTTGCTTTGCCTTAATGACAGAGAGCCAATTTGCTTTAACAGTGTTCTTCATTTTACAACCTCTTTGGTCTCTTCGTGCTTAATACCACGATAGGTCTCAACAAAGGTTCTTACTTCAGTTTCCTTTTTAGCGTGAGGATCATGAGAGATTCCACGATAGGTGTTCTGATTGTTATAGAGATTTAGAATTTGCATTGGATTACTCCTAAAGAAATGGGATTTTTATGCCCCGTTCCTTCAGTCGTGTGCGTCCTTGTTATCAAAACACTGAGGATCTGTATGATTGATCCAGTGAAGGATCATCTCACTCTTTTCAGATGGACTGAAAAGATCAGATTCCTCAAGACCATTTTTCAACCATTGATAATCTTCACACCTGAGAAAATGCTCTGGTGGAATATGACTAAAGAAGATCAGTGCTAATGATAACATAGGATGAACGCTCCGTTCCGCGACTTACTTGCGTCCCATTCGTTATTCGCAAATAGCAAATGGGATGAACGACAAGTCTATTATAGACCTTGTAAAGTATATAGTCAACTACTTTTGTAACATCTGTTACAATTTTTAAAAATCCTTATGAGTTAAAAATTTCACGGAGATTTTTTTCGACTATTTTTGAAATTACTTTCGGTTTTTGCTTTTAGATGTTTTTGGACTCCAGATTTTTGGGTTAGTTCTACCTTCAGATTGAATCATCGTTACAAAGTCTTCACGATACTTGTCCCAGTAGTGATCAAATATTTCTACTTTTTTATTGCATATAACAATGTCAAAGTGAGAAATTCCTTCTTTTTTGTATTCTACTAGGTATGCAGTATAGGGTAAAGATCTATCATCTGCTACTGATGGGTCACAATCTTCATAAATCACTTTCATAATTAACTTCTATTCCCCCATTTAATGTCGGGATATGCTTCGGCAACAAGTTCTTTCGTAATATTATATTTGTCGGAAAGTTTTTTATCTTTCACAAGACAAATAATTTCTGCCTCAAGAGGGTGAAGTCCTTGAAGAAGGTTAATAAACATGCTTTCACGTCTAATATTGCTCAGAGAATTATTTCCACCTCTAATAAAGTGATAAAAATTCTTACTTTCTCTACGAATTGTGGTTCTACCTTCCTTATCACTTACACCTAAAGAAAATGAACCTGCCTCGTGCATACGACGAACATCTTCTGTAAGTTTTGTGCTTAAAGTACCAGAGTTTGAAGTTTGCTCACCATATTGCGAATAAGGAACTTCACCATCTGGAAGTGCAGAGATTACACTTTCGTCAAAATTCCAAATAAAAACCATTTTAAGAGGTTTTTCTTCATACTTCTTCAAAACCTCAATCTTTTTTGCTTTTGTTCTTTGTTTAGATACCAAATCTAAAATTTCAAAGACAAATGGATTTTTTGGAAGTTCGAGTGATGTTGTTTTACTCGTCGTCTTCTTCTTCGTTGCTGTCGTAGTCATGATAGTTTTCAAAATTAAATGCGATTACTTCATCTGGAATTAAATTTCCTTGCTCGTCAAACATCTCTGGATGTGGTCTCGGCACCTCCCGATAGTTCATCATGTATTCCCTAACAGTCCAACCAATCAGTGTTCCTAGTATTAAAAATAAGATAGTTAAAAATGAACCAAAAACTAAACTAACTGCTAACATTTTTCTTACTCCAGGAAACTACTTTTCTTTTCCGTGTTTTGATGGAAAATTCGAAATAGATAGTTACTTCCCTTTTCAGAAAGCAAACCATCTTTTCAAAAATAATATGAAATGGTTGTGTCTGCTTTCTTTTACCTCCATTAAGTAGGAAATCAACACCACGATTTCTGTGGTCTTCTGATTTATTTATGTCATGCTTTAATGACTTGTTGTTTTTTGAGGAATTTGATTGTGTCAACGGAACCTCCCAACTTTTTATCATCACAAATCACTTGAGGAAAGGTTGATCCTTGCCCAAATTCGGCATAGAACTCTTCTTTCGTAAAGTCCTCACCAAGATTATAAACGACAAAGTTGCTTCCTGTCAACTCTAATACTTGTTTGACTTTATAGCAATATGGACAATTTTCTTTTGAGTATACGGTAAAATTCATATCAGTTTTATTTTTTATTATATATTATATCACATTAGATTCCATAACGACCACGGAGTGCTTCGAAGTTTTGTTGGACTTCTAATGTTGTGAGAACACGGTCATAAACTCTCACAACACTGTAATTTCCAGGAGTTTCGTATCCTGTTAGGTTTCCCCATCTACCAATAATAACTCTATCTCCAGAATTAGTTACTTTTGCTGATCTATGATTAGCAGTGCCTATAAGTGACCCATTTACATATAATTTGGCATTTGATGCAGATTCTGTTGTAACTATGTAATTAAACCAATCAGTGG